ACGAAGACTACAAAACCAGTTTTTTTCATACTCCCACGTCCCTTCCTATTCTACCCATGATCCTGAGTCTCTAGGAGCTGAAGAGATGGTTGGCACTGATCTGTCCAATCGATCCCCTGCTCCATGGAGAATGGTCATCACCCCTGTGTGTCTTCCTGCATGGGATATTGACAGGCTCTGATTGTGCAGTTTCAGCCAATGGTCAGCTTCTTGAGCTTCCCATTTTCTCTCGAAATGCTTCATTCTAGACCATACTCGGATCCATGCTCCGACTCCTGCCATGTTTGATGTGAGTCTTACATCTTTAGCTAGTCCTGTCCGACTGACACTTGACCATCGGGCTTTGATCTTTCCTTCCTTGCCAGATTGATGAGTAATTCGAATGGGCACACTTGTCCTTAGCATCCTTATGACACCTTTGTGGTTCTCGACTGATTTGTGCTGGACTGACAGCAGTACTGCTGCTCCAACTAGGCAAACTGCCAGTCTTTGGCAAGATCCTGATGATGGGTATTCTTTCTTTAAGGCTAATCGTGTGGTATTGATTGCAGCTTCACTGATCAGGATACAGGATACAATGAGTCCCATTGTGAATCCTAGTCTTCCTTCCTCCAAATCTAGAACTAACTTCCCTAAGATTCCTCCGGACAACCCTCCGATCTCTAACAATGTCTCTAACTCTACTGCCAAATTTGGCACTAATTCCTTGGGAACACCCACCAGTGTGTCAACTTGGTAAATCCTCAATGCTCGATTGAATTCATTTTCCAGTGATTGATTACAGTAGATCTTAGACCCAATTCCTTGCCTGACCAGACTCTGCCAATCAACAAATTTGCTGTCTACTCTTTGTCGGAGCCTCCTCATCACACAATAAACCTCGGACGTCTGAGAACTGCTGTATTGTGTCTGACAGAGCTGTACATCCTCAAACAGTACCCCTACTGTTTCCAAAACAGATTGATCATTTTCAGACAGAATTGTCATGTATGTCTTATATATCACTGTTCCTTGCTTGGATAGCAGGGATGCGACGGAATCTCTCAAATTTTGTTCGATCTTGCGACTGATAGTTACATCCTGCACTTCCATGTCCATAACGATCAAATCTATGTCTAGATTAAATTGCTCTTTCAGATCCTTGAAATACTTCCATGTGTCGGGATGACTCAAATCTGAAGGATATTCCCATACATTGTCGAGATTAACACATCGTCCTCTTATCTGTGGGATCCCGTTGATAGCACTCGGAGGATCGGGAGTCGATCCCCTTAATGTATTCCCAGTCAATTCGAGTAAGCTATTGAAGATCACCTTGCAGTGTTTGTTCTCTCTTAGTAGGCAACTAGAAAGTCCTCCCGATCCATCTCCGCATCCTATTGCATCTTGATAGTGTATTTTCAGTCCCTTGAGTATGCTTCTCAGTTTGTAATGAGCTCCTGTTGCCTGTTGGCTGACCCTCAGTCCTGAGACAGTCGGATTTTGTAATCGGCTGAAAGACCAATCAGGTTTTGTAGTTGGTCCGGTTGAGTAGAAAACAGGGTAGGAAGTGATGCTTCCGTAGGCCTCTGGACCCCAATTTGACATGATGTTAGGCACACTGGATCTTCCGATTGTGAATTTACATGCATGCCGCATCTCGGCTGGTGTAAAAGAGAATCTAGCTTCTATCTTCCCAATTTCTTCATCAGAAAGATCTCCTGTTCTCATCCTGCTAGATAGCTGACTCAAATTCCTTACAGCATTTTTGTCTTTCTTTGACAACTTGCTTTTGTAGAGGCATCGTAAAGCATCTGTGGAGAGACTGAACGGTCCGAGGAACTTTTTTGTTCTTACATCGGAAAAGATCCACAATGTCCCTTCCTTTGTCTCATATCGGCCTCTACTCAATTGCTTCAGAGATCTTTTCAAATAGTTCCGAATCAAATACCCCATATCTGAGTTGGATGTTGGATATGAGCTTGTCATTTTGTGTGGGATCCTTTCCAATTCCTCTCGAAGTGGCCCTGCTCTACACAGATTTTGAAACGGAGGACTATCTCCTACTTGATTAGTTAAGTACAATGCTCCTCCGTAGATGACGTCCGCAGTTGAGACAATTGACGATATTCTCCTATGCAAAGCTTGGACAGCACTAGCCCTGATGATTCCGTCACAGAATCCCTTCAGAAATCCACTCCCCTCCACCTTGTACTGAATACTCAAAGGGAAGATAGAACTTTCCTCAGATCTTCCCGTCTTCTGATAAGTCAGATCTCCGTAAAGGAATCCCTGACATCTTCCTATGTGATAGGATTTCTCGTGACGGGTCAACGGGTCCCAGTCTACTTCCCTCAATACCATTGATTTAGATTCCTCCATCATTCCCGCCGTACCAGGGACCCAGCTACGAATGATCCTACTAGAGGAAGGAGGGTTGTAAATTACTCTCGATTCTAGCATTGGCTCCTGTATCTCTCTTAAGCAAGATTTGCATGATATGTGGTAATGTGTTGCAGTTGAATTCACAGAACCTTCTCTCATCTCTCCTGTTGTCATCTGACTATACAAAATGCCGGCTTGGAACATGAAATCATAGTTCTGATCTCCTAAGTCTCTCATTGTGTCTGTTGTAGTCATAATCCGAGTCAACTTAGCCGGACTTTGGGCACTGAATCCTCCATTGCTGATTCGAGATGTTGTAAATCGATGTAAAGCGGATCCTGTCCTCTTGAATCCTTGTATGTCTTCTTCCCAATCTTCACCTGTCAATGCTTTCAGATTTTGTTGTATACTTTTGGCCAATTTTGAATCGGGTTGAACAAACCAGGATATGCTGTCTCTCAGTTTTGTCGCCCGTTTGATTATTGGTACTTTGCTGTCTTTTTCCCAAGGCTGAAGGATTGAGGTCGTTTCAGAAGTTTTCGATCCCAGATAAGCGGCAAGAGATCCCACTGTGCAGTACCAATTGTTAATTCCTTTCGGACAGTAAGACGAAATATATGTCAAACCAGAAGTTTGACAAGGAATGCATTCTTCTTCCTTGAGATGCCCGGTCCCGAACATCTCTAGAGGATGGGGAACTGTCATTCCGATGACTGACCGTCCCCAGCTTTTTTCTCGCAGCAGATCTGCTTGCAGACTCGAACAATCCCAAATTGCATCCGGTGTTTCCTTCCGATATGATCCAAGATGTTCTAGTGATGACAACTCGCTTTTCACGACAAGTCGATCAAGCTCTCTCTTGTAGAAGGACCGAAATAGACCACGTATGGTCTTAGAATTTTGGAAGAGACCAATCAAGGAATCCGTTACACCGACAAAGGTGCTGCTTCGGAATTCACTTAAGAATCTCGGGAAAAAGGGTTCAATGTCCCACAAAAACTCATTCAATGATTCTTCTTCTTGTCCTAGATATTCTGCTGCTTCCCGTATGATTTGGTTTTGAATCGAATCAGCAGTTCTGATTAGATGTCCTTTGACTTCCGTCTTTAGCAGATTTGATGCACTCATTCCCATGGAAATGTTCAAGGCAGCAGGATCCTCAATTATTTTCGGTATGTGTTCAGGGCGAAATTTAGCTAGTTTGGGGTTTCCACACCTCTTGGCCAATTTCTTCAACCAGTCTGATTGACAGTTGTGGTAGATTAACTTCCAGAACGACAGACCTTCTGTCACTGGATCCGGGAAAGCTCTGATCAGAAATCTTGCCAATGAGATTCCACATACTCCTCCTAAGGAGGGATCTAGGTAAAGTGTCACAGCTTTGAACTCTTTAGACATAATGTGACACTTTCTGAACATCCGTGTGTACATACTGCTCCTGATAGCAGGATTGTGCATAGCGATCATCAGCAGACAAAAATTTGCGAAGTAGTGGTACTGTAAAATGGCATTTATAGGACTAGCCGCAAAATGAGCTACTGTCAGTGCATTTGTTGACACAGAAGACATTACTCCTGCCAATGTTGGAATCTGATCATTCGTGATGCATGTGACCCTGGACCATCTTTTAGTCTCTAATCCTCTTAGGATTCCTCGGAAGACTGGCATTTTTCCGTAATTAAGGTAATCTGCAGATTGCATGGTCTCATCATTATTTATGATCAATCCCAACTTACCTGTCCCTGTCACGATACTATTCATGATTGTCTGATTGTTATCTACCATGGCAGATAAAAGCATTTTAAGCTCTTCCTCGTTCTTGTAATTTTTTGTTTTATATTGAGTACAGATGACCTGATTGTCTCCCTGCGCTAGTACTTTCACGATTGTATTTCTTATGGATGATTCCCTGTTTATGACTAACAGATTCAGCACACTCCATCCTTTTTGTCTCAATCCTTCCAATCCTCCCGCCTGACCCTCCCAACACACCAACTTTTCAGTGGTATTGATCAACGAATCTCCTCTTACATCCATCAAGTCTGGTCTGCCGTTGTAGTAAATGAGGCTTGATTCAAAAAACTCATGGGTTCTTTCAAACAATCTGGGATAACCCAAAAACTGCCCCATGACTCGAAACACAGGCCCATTGGATTCTTTTCTCTGATGATTATTCCACTTCTCATAGTCGATGTGATTGGCGATGCAAATCGATGAATAATCATCCAGTCCTTGTCCATTCGTGTTGTCCAACATCTTCTTTACAACTGATGTCAGATCATCCGCCATTGTGAGTCCTTTGAATAATGGTACATAATGAGTCTTTATTAAGTACTCGGTGATGACAAAATATTCTCTCAGTTGCCAGGACATCAGGGAAAAGAATCTTCCGGCGATTTTCAATTCTCTTTCTTTCCCTTTTAGTCCTATTATGAGACTATCACGGGGTAATCCTTCTTCATCCACAGATTTCAGAAAAGATGGCCAGTCTGTGGCAGGATTGTTCAGCATGGTCTCTAATACTTTCTTGCTTGGGATGGGCTTGTTCGGTGCTGCTGTGACGTGATCTAAGACTTCTCTCCTATTCATGGAATGACTTTTGTCTGAGTAAATAACGGAAGGGTCTAATAAATCAGGGATTTCAAAACACTTGGTCAATGGCAATTGATTCCATCTGTCCCCAAAGTCTTGAATCTGTGCCGCAGTTGGCCAAGTACCATTTTCGATGTGTTCTTTTAAAGGGTGTCTGTCTGGTAATTCATCTGCATCCACATACCATTTCTTTTCCTCTGAGAATTTCCTCTGTAAAACCGTGTACGCAAGATCACTAGCTAGTGCTGCAGCATACTCCCTGTCAATGATTTTTGGAAGTGTGACCTGGCTATGTAACTTCCTTAGACCTTCAAAATACGATATGAATGGATGGCCCCAGTGCCTGAATGATCCGTAGATAGTAAGAATCAGTTGAATATCATCAGTATCTTTGACGAGTTGGAATATTGAAGACAGCAGGCCATCAGTGGTGTCTTCTTCTCTCACAGAGGTCTCCACGTGGTCTTTGAAATGAGGGAACTCTGGGACTAATGGCCTATATGTGTGAGCGAGCTCAGAGAGTCTCAAATTGCAAATCGGTTCCAGCAATTTGATTTTACTGTAACCCTCATTTCCGGATTTGGATATAATCTGATCTCCATATGAATAGAGGGAGAGCATCGTGTCTGTGTGCTGGTAAGTCTGATCCTCTGTCATCTCGTAATTCCCGAGCATAGAGACAAGTGTTTGCAATCTGCCGATAAGCGTGTCTTTCATCATCAGCAGGAAGTTTCTGTCTAGTAGGACAGCTGCGTCCTCAATGAATATCCAATTTGGGCAGTAGCGCACTACTCCCAATGAGTGTGTGTTAAATCGTGAAAATTTAGGGTCAATTCCGAATGACTCACACAGCCTCTTGGTCTCTGTCACATCCACTGAGTTAATCAGAAGTGTCAATTTATGTAGATCCAACACTTTCTGCATGAGAGTGTTTACTGCTCCGTGGCCTCGCTTTACTGGATAAGGGATGTCCTTTCCAATCCATCCTTTAAGGAATGTAATGGGTATCTCGGCTGTCAATTCACTTTCTGCCTGAACGGTCCTTAGAAAGGATTCTCCCTGCGGGCTTTTATGCTCAGAGTTGAACCATTTTCCCATCCAAGGGTGAATCTGATCCCATGATCTGATTTTGCTCACATCTTTTAGCATATCCAATGGTATTTCCCAATTTTTGGCTTTCCACAGGGCAGGGATAGAGCGTCCGAAGTGTTTCATGGTGAGGTACTCTATGTCATCAGAGATGAGGGGTGAATTCAAGTTATAATCCACATTGTTCAGATAATGCATTCTTTCTTCGACACTAAGTTTAGATGTAGGGAAGTAAGATTCCTCATCTGGAAACCCAGATGGGACATCTTGGCTTTCCCAATCAAACATGATGTCTGTTATAGTTTTTTTCATATACTAACTTTCCCATCTCACCAAATGTAGGAGCTCATCAACATACAAAATTTTCATTCTTTGTGCAATTCTTTAATTACCCTACACGAGAGATCTCATCTCACGAGATTCTACTGTGGTCTTCTTGGGCTTTTTAAGACAGTAGATCACCGCAATTACGACCCGAATGATTATGAATAAAAATACTAGAGCGATCAGAGTCATCCCGAAGAACTTTAGGCTCGTTCCCCACCCACTTACCCATTCAACAACCGCATCCACGGGATTTCCGTTCTCACCAGTGTTATCAAAGAAAATGTCTTCATCAGAGACTCCATCGTCAGAGAAGTGAGGATGCGGAATGGTGTCAGCTTGGAATGATCTTTGTAATTCTTCGTCAACTAAACCAGACTCTATCATATTCAAGGGGATGTGAATCATCTGGTCTTGACCCTTGTAAATCCCATTGAATCCTTGATAGACTTCTCCATCCAAGTCCCAATCATCCCAAAACACTCGGGATTGATTTGTTCTTGGATCAAATCCCTCTAGCCTCGGTACGATCGGTCCTTCCACTTCAATTCTCATGTAGATAGTGCTCCCTCTTTCTAGCGTCCCGTTTCTCACTCGAAAGATTGATCCCAGTCCTCCTACTCTAGGAGCTAAATAGCTTAGATCTACGGATGTTATCTCTTCCCTTCGATTGATTTTGGCTTTCGTACTTTCACACAGCGTAAACTCCAATAGATTTTCTAGATTGAATACTGTGTCGACCAAGTCTGCACCGGGTTTGTGCCCTGAGATTAAGGTTCCATCTGCACAATCCGGTACGTTTTCATGAAGTCGTGCAAGCTCTCCTTTTTTCTCGATCCAGTCTCCACGTAGGAACTTGATTCCATCCATCCCACAGAATTTCATGCGACAGGCATCTTGGAACTTGTAGACTCTATGATGATCGTCAATGATAAAATTGTTTACATACAGATTATCCCCCCTCCGAGCATTTCCATACATGGTCCCTGTTGTTTCCTCGATGTGTTGGTCGCATTCCTCTTTTAGGATATGATCTGTTAGCCAAATTGAATGATTGCCTCTCATCTCACAAACCGGAGCATTACATTCTCCCCCCAAAAATTCATGGTCAACCCATTTACCCTGGTATGGTTCTAAATGAACAGGATGTACGACAACTTTGTAATTCTTATTTGATACTGTTGTGACTGAGGCCCATCCGCAACTTTGAGGGGGAAAGCCTAAGTCCTCATCAGTCCCGGATTCTAATTGCTTGATGCTTCTTTTGCATTCTTCTATGGTCGGTCGAATTGAGTGGATACTATGGGTGATATACTGAGGTCCATACCAGCGGTAATCACAGGTTGTTTTCCATTCTGCAGCATGACAGATCCATCCTGACACTGTTCCAGGGCTGAAGACAGAAGGAGACCAGAATGTTAATTTGGTTGATTTGAGTCCAAATGTATCTGGCAGATTTCCATGTATAGGACACTGATAGTTGAATGGTCGTATGACTGGCTGCCACGAGATGTCTTGATTTTGCGGTACAAATATCGGGATGCTCTCGCAACCCGACATGAGAGAAACCATGAACAATGCGTAATAGATAGACATGATGTCTGTTAGTTTTTTTCATAACAACCTCATTTAGTGCTGGTTCGACATCTAATCTCGCAGAAAGAATGTCGGGACTTTTGGGACGACGTCAATCGGCCCTGGTGAAGTCCAATCCAGAATCCATTCTCCCGTGGCAGAGCAAGCAGCCTCTAAACCCACCAGATCCAGGTATTTCTTAAAGTTAGCAGGACTGATCTCTTGGCACTCTCTTAGCAAATTGAAGCCATGTTTTTCTCCATGCAGGTCACAGATAGACAATCTCAGATTTATAACACCATTGTAGCCAGATTGGTGCACAGGGTATCTGAATGTCTCAATCTCTCTCCGAAATGCCGGCATCTGCCCGAATCTATGAGGGACATAACAACTGCCTTGCACTCTGGTTGAGTACATGGCGGATCCATCGGCCGAATATGATCCTGAGCTATGCAGATCTAAAGCACATCTGAATAAGACCAGACGGTAAAATCTCCTCTTGTTTTTTGAGCCTTTATAATCTGCGTCCCAATTCTTCAACAACCCGAGAAGATCGGACATGGACTTCAAGGGAACATCCACATGTACGTCCATCTCCACTTGGTATCTCATCCATTGGATGGAATGAGAATGAGTGTCATGAGTATCCATCATGACAGGTGCAGTGGCAAAAGATTCCTCGTAGGTGGGAGGAGTTCCTTTTGATTTCTTGATCCCGAAGATTTTTCTAAGTGTAGACATGATGTCTGTTAGTTTTTTTCATATCTAGGATCACGTCTATCACAATCTATATTTTTGATACAATTTATTGTACAACTTCCTCAACTTTATTCCGGTCAAGGCCATCTCAAGCTCAGTCTGAGTTTCACTACAGTGGAGATTAAACTCAGGTTCACTGATAAATAGTTCCCTGATGGTCACATTGAGGGGTGTATCTCCCTCCTTCCATGGAGCAAATTGAATGGTCATGCTCTTCACAGCATTCCAGAGGCATGATTTCTCCCTTCTTTTAATCTCCTTTTCTTTAGGGAATCTTCCACATTCATCTTCTGATCGAACAGGGGTTGACTCTTCTTCCTTTTCCCTCTCCTTCGGAGAAATGTCGGCCTTCTTCAGCGGTACCTCTTGTTTGTCCGCTTTGAACTCCTCTTTGTGTGATTTGTTTGGCAGGAACACTTCTAGAAAATCACCCTGGTAATCGAATAGATCTACATCGTAACCATACTTAGTACTGACTTGGTTCGCGAGATCTTTCATTAATTTGGAAATGAGGTTTCGGACGTCCGGATCCATTTGTCCAAATCCCGTGTATTTTACATAAGTGCCTCCATCAAAATCTGAAATTGATGGTACCACTACTCCAGGCCCAAAACCTAAATCTAACCCTATCTTTGTCTCCCCCCATTCTACTCTCGGAAGATCATCTTCCCTTTCTTCCTCGCTCTGTTCTTCGTCTTCTTCCACTACGATCGTGCGTTCCTCCCGCAGGTAGTCCGGGACTTTCTCATCATTTAAGAGATCATCGTCATCTTCATCCTCTAACTCCTGGTCATCCTCATCATCAGAAGTGCTGTTTTCGTAAGTCACATAAGTGACAGACTTAGGTACTGGCTCTTCCAATGCGGAGACTTGGGTTTCGATTTCCTTTACGGTCTTCTCCAGATTCCCATAAGCCTTGAGGCTATCCAGCAGTCTAGAGTTTAGAGACATGATCTCTGTTAGTTTTTTTCATATATAGAACTATAAAATGGATAATGATGGCCACCATCATAATGTATTATTATTTAATGGAATTGAAGATTCCAGCTTTCCAGGTTCTGTTATTACTGACCATAGGTTTGTTTGATCCATTTCCCTACAGAGTTCTCCCGAGGTCCAGAGATAGTTCCCGCTACTCTCTTCGCCATCAGGAGCATCTCATCAGTTGGTTTATTATCGACATCAGAGTACCACGCAATCCAATCCACCACTGCTCGAGTTTTCGGCTCTTCTGTCACCAGGTAAGAACCCTCTTTTGGAGGCTTTCTGTATGTATCTCCAGTGCTGAATTGTTGTTCAATGTCTGGACTGCTTCCTAGTGCATAAGCCATGAGCAATCCTGCATTAGAGATAGATACTGAATCTATCTCGTCCGGCTGTCGTGCATTTAGTGCTCTCTTGGATCGGCACAGAGCTGAAGTCAATTGGCCCCAGAAGTGGAACGATGGGTTTTTTATCGTGGAATATGGGGACTTTGCCGATATGCCCATGTCAATCAGGTATGGCATGTAAGATGCACCGTTGTCAATCTCTTGTCCTGGCTTCATCATCCTTACCAATTCATCTGCTACTTCCGTTTGAAGGACCCAGGTGAATACCTCTTCAATTGTGAGTCCTGTGATCTTGACCAGATGTCCCAGGGTTGCCAATGCGGCACAATCCTTGAATCGTGACACAATTGTCCCCCACCGGAATGTGGCCTTGATGCTCTTCTTGAAATGATTGTAGAACATATCCACACAGGCAACGATCTTCAAATAATTTCCATCATTCCCCCACACATCAAAATACTTATGTGTGGACGTAACAGGTGATACCCAATCTGATTTGATTGCTTTGCACTGTTTGATTAGTGCCTCCATCAGCAGGGTCCTATATGCAGTCTCACTGGCCCTTCCCACTCGGTATAGTCCCAGCAAAAACAGGGGCAACCAAGCATCGTCTTCTGCACTCACCTCTGCATTCAGCTTCCCGTCTGGAAGACCTTCTGTGATATCTCCCACTTTAACCAGTTTGAAAGGCCCAATTTTTTCTCCCTGGTTGCCTATCTTTTGTCCAAAGCTGTCCCAATCTGCTTCAAGACGCTCCTCCTCGCCTTTCAAGACTTCATATAGGTAAGCATTAACATGCTGAATCTTGCAATTTTTCTCCTGGAGGCCCATGTACACATATTGCCTCAACACATCTAATTTCTCCCCTCTGTGGACATACAGCCGTATCTCATTACCTCCCTCAAAGAAGGTCGCTGGGTAGTCGGCTTGATCTTCGTTAGCCGGAAGTACTGCTGCAACCGCGGCGTTGGTCTTAATTCTAATGACACTCATGATGTCTGTTATTATTTTTCCCGAAGACAAATGAGACCATTAATGTTATCAATGGTTTATTTGTCTTCGT